CATATGAATCTTGCAACAACCTAGCAGACAAAGTGCGAGCCGCCCTAGATCGCAAAAGCGTTACAGTTAACGACGCATCAGCTGGCGATATCACAGTGCAATCTATCCAGTACACAAACGAAATAACTGAGGTGAGTGCTGACCGCAAGACTTATATTGCAGTGCAGGACTACACCTTTAGAATCAAACGATAATGGACCCACTTGTATTCATCACAGAAAATTGGGGCGAGCTCACGTTGGCCGTCCTCGCGCTCTTGAAGGTAATCGTCAACTTGACGCCCAGCGAGCGCGACAACAAGGTATTTGGTTACCTAGACGTATTGATCAACCTCATCATTGCAGACCGCAGAAAAACTACTAACAACGAATAATCATGGCCACTACAGGTATTTTTAATGGCTCACAGTACACGGTGATGTTTGAGACGGACGGCACCACGCCCGTCGTCGCAGATCACGTAACTGATTTGAGCGTCTCAGTGTCAACAGAAACACGTGACACCACAAGCAAGAACAACGCAGGTTACCGCGCATTGTTGCCTGGCTTGAAGACATTGACCGTAAACTTTACTGCGTTCTACGCTGGTGACGCCACCAACGGATACGACGAATTGATGACAGACTTTTTGGCTGGTACCAAGCAGGACGTCAAGGTATGTTCATACGACTTTGACACAGACAGCGAAGAAGCCGGCGACAAGGAAATTGTGTTTGAAGCGTACATTACTTCACTCGAGTTGAGCGCAGGAACAGAAGACAACGCGTCTTACACCTGCACCCTCGAATGCGTTAGCGCAATTACATTCCAAGACCACGTTTGATACATGACGATCACACTCGACAACCAGACTTTTCCTGTGCGCGCAAGCATGCGTGCATGGCGGAACTTTGAAAACGAAACAGGCCACAAGGTGGCTAAGATTGACAGCGAGGACGTCACCATGATGCCTGAGCTTCTATACTATTTTGTGCAAGAGGGCTGCCGCAAGCAGGGCATGAAGTTTGAATTGTCGGTTGATGATTTTCTTGGCCTTATTGACGTTGCGGACTTGACAAATGTGATGAAGGTGATTGAAGAGTCAATGTCGCCAGGTGGTGAAAAAAAAACCCAGACGACGACGACAGCAAACCACTCGAATGGGACGAAATAGAGCAGTTAGGATTGGGGCTACTTGGCCTTAATCCTGACACTCTATACGACTTCACATTTAGACAGTTCGGCAACGCGGTACGCGGTCGGTACAAACAACAGGAAGCACAACACCGTGATGCCTGGGAGCGTACCCGATGGCAAACCGCGTTGTTGCTTAATGTGCACACCAAGAAAGGCGCAAGCATTAAGCCTAAAGACCTTGCTACGTTCCCTTGGGAAAAGCAAGAAAAGAAAAATCCCCAGCACGGCTGGAACCAACTAAAAGCATTCGCGACAAATGGCTAAACTTGGAGACCTTATAGTCAACATTGGCGTCAACACCAAGGACCTCAACAAAAAGTTGGGGCAGGTACAGCGCAACACTAAACGTTCATTTGGCAACATTGAGAAGCTCGGGCAAAACCTGAGCGTCGCAGTGACGTTGCCAATGGCCGCCATGGCCGCAACTAGCGTGCAAGCATTCCGTGAACAGGAGAAAGCAATTGCACAGGTCAACGCTGGCCTTAAATCTACTGGCGCCCAGGTAGGTTTCACAAGCAAGGAGCTGCAAAACATGGCCAGCGAGTTGCAGAAGAACACGCTGTTCGGTGACGAGCAAATTTTGAAGGACGCCACAGCGCAGCTGCTCACGTTTACCAACATTACAGGCGACCAGTTTGACCGCACGCAACAAGCCGCCCTGGACTTGGCTACTAGGCTCGACGGCGATCTAAAGGGTGCAAGCATTCAGTTGGGTAAGGCACTGAACGACCCAGTGGCAAACCTGTCTGCATTGTCACGATCAGGCATTCAATTTAGCGAGGAACAGAAGGCGGTGATTAAGTCGTTGGCCGAGACAGGCAGACTGGCAGAGGCGCAGACGCTCATTCTTGACGAGCTTGATAAGCAGTACGGCGGAAGTGCCGAAGCCGCAGCCGACGCCGATGGTGGCATTACGCAGCTTGCAAATGCGTTTGGCGACCTGCAGGAAGAGATTGGCAAGGTTGTACTTCGCGCGATTAAGCCGCTTATCAAGTTTGCACGCGACCTCATTGACGGGTTTCATGACCTTGATGGCGTTACCAAGTCGTTCATTACCGCGTTTGGTTTGGTGGCAGCAGCCATTGGCCCTATCCTTATGATTTTGCCTAAGCTGGCAAACATTGCACAGATAGTAGGACCTGCAATCGGTAAGGCGTTTACGCTGATGACAGGCCCAATTGGTTTGGCTGTAATGGCCATTGCAGCAATTACGACTGCTATTTTCTATTTCTGGGATGACGTCAAAGGACCATTGACAAACGTCATCAACACATTCATCGAGCTTTACAACGAAAACGAATTTTTGCGCATTGCAATTGGTGTGTTGAAAACTGCATTTGTCAGTGCGTTTACGATTATGAAGACGGCAGTGATGGCGGTCGTCGATACATTCCAGCTGCTATTCAAGGCAATCAAAACCGCATTGACGGACGGCTTTGGCGCAGGTTTCGACGTGCTTGTTGACGGCCTGAAGAATATTAAGGATGAAGTTGTAGACGTCGCGACAGGCATTGGCGAAGACTTTTCAAATGCAGTAGAAAAGGCGATTACGAAGGAGCCAGTTGAATTGGTCAGCGAGGACGACGTAGACGCTGCAAAAGACAAGTTTGTAAAGCTGTTTGATTTCTTCAGCAGCACATCAAATGAGGAAGAAATACAACCCGTTGTTGTGCCAACGGTTGACACAGAAAAGGCACTGGGCATCATTGAAGACTTTGAGGAAGAGGCAGAGATTGATATACCGCTTGACTTTGACGATAGCGAATTTCTGAAGAAGATTCAGAGGATGCGCGACATGACCGTTGGCATCATGGAGGACATTGAGGCAGCAATACAAAATGCAGCGGGTGCATTGCTTACTGATCTCGGCAACGCGATTGGCACCATCATGTCGCAGGGCGCTGAAAGCGTGAACCTTATGGGCGTTGCACTAAAAAGCTTAGGCGACCTGCTACAATCTATTGGTAAAAGCATGATCGCGCAGGCGGTTGCCATGATTACATTCCAAAAAATGCTGTTTAAGAATCCGTATGCAGCAGCAGCCGCAGGTATTGCATTTGTTGCAGCTGGTGTTGCGTTGTCAAACAAGGCACAGCAAATGGAGGTGCCAGCACTCGCACAAGGTGGTGTTGCATTTGGTCCAACCATGGCCCTTATTGGCGACAACAAAAACGCAGCCATTGACCCCGAGGTTGTGGCGCCATTGAGTAAATTAAAAGACATGATGGGCGGCAACCAGGTACAGGTGTTTGGACGCATTCAAGGGAACGACATCTATCTGTCCAACGCTCGAACAGGCACGAGCCGCAACCGATACGCATGAGCAGTTACCTATACGCATCGAGCACGGCGCAAAGCATCAATGGCGAGGAGTACGAGATCCGCATTATTGAGAACACGTCAGGCACGGACAGCACAAAGGAATTTGACGTTGGCCCGTCTGGCGTTAAGCTGACCTATGAAAACACTGACGACACATTGCTGTTGCCAGGCATCGTGCATTCACGTTGTGAGGTGCAGACGTTGTGGCCATCAGGCAGCACGACGCTGGCGACGCTCATCAACAATCTGCTAAGCGCACAAGATGGCGATTGGTTGCTGGAGGTGTTGCGCGATGAGACACGTATCTGGGTTGGTACAATTTTGTGCGAACAGGTGGATTTGATGGAGACCACTCCGCTACAGTCTTTGCGCATCGTGGCGACTGACGGGCTGTCACTACTGCGTAATGTGCCGTACAACGATGACGGGACGGCTTATACTGACACGCAAATCCTGTTTGACGAAATCTTGCCAAACATCCAAGAGAAGTGGACGACGTGGAGTTACCTGAACGACCAGAACACTGATGAAGTAAGGCTCGAGATTGCCGACGATGTGTACAGCACAGATGACTACATCATGGCGCTGACGTCACACCCAGGCGGCACAGGTTTTTACAACACGCGTCGCATGAAGATACACACGCACGCGTTCAGCCTCACTGATGCAAGCAACAACACCTCGTTCATCAGTGCGTACGACTTGCTTGAAAGCATCTGCCTTACACTGCAACTGCGGCTGTATTACTACGGGGACGCGTGGTCATTTATACCTGCGTATCTCAGTGACGAAGAAATACTGGGATACCGGATGACGTACGGCGGGACAATCACGTCAGCGACCATTACGGGCACATCCAATTTTCAAGTCGACACACTGAACAACGTCCGTCAAAAGGGTGCTGAGTGGGTGCAAAGCTTTACCCCACAGATCAACCAAGTGCGGCTGGAGCGTGACACCAATAAGGGATACGAAATTATCCAATCGTTCGACGTAGCAAACGGCGTTGAACAAGCGCAAGACACGTTGACTTTTGCTGGGAGTGATACAGCAGCTGAAGATGACGCATACATGCTGCGCTTCACAGCATACATTGAAAACACCGCGTTGACGCGGAGTGAAAGCGAGCGGTTAGGCCGCATCGTATTTAAGTTCACTATTCAGTTTGACACAGGCGCCAGCGCAACGTATTACAAAAACGACATCGTGCCCAGCCCAGCAGGGCGATTGCAGCAACACACACTAGATCTTGACAACAACTTCAATAGTCAAGATTACGCTTCGCTCAGCTTTCCCGAAATTGGGTACAGCTCAACCGTTGGCCGGTATCACTATCACCGTGACGATTCCCACAGTTACTACTACGATTTTAACACAGCTGGACAACGGTACTTGGAAGGAGGAATAAACATTCCACCACCACCAACAGCCCGCACGGGCATTAGCATCGTACCAACGATTGAAGCGTGGGACAGCTTCGGCAACTACGACGCCGCGGCTACAGCTGCACTGGACACCAAGAAGTTCACGTTCTTCGCGTTTGTCGCGTACAGCAACAATCAACTCGCGGTTGTGCCAAACTTTACCTGGTCAGCCTCGACGAACTTTGGCAGGGGCAGCGTTGACCTTGGCAAAACGCACATTGGCGGGCTAGGCGTTGGAATGGGCAGCATCTTAGTACAGATTAATGTTGATGGCACGTACAGCACAACAGACAACTGGGTCAACCAAGCTGACGCAAATGAACGCCCAATCAATGAGCTGTGCGTTGAAGAGGTGTTGGCCGCACACTACAGATCACGTAAGGTTGAGCGGGGTAGCATTGTGTACCGTGGCACAGGTGCAACACCAGGCAAACCGTTTTCACGATACTACGACAACGACACAGGCGAATACTATAGCGCGCTTAACTGGCATCTTATTGCCACGGCATGCGAGATTGAATTGACACTGCGCAAGATTGGTCGTAATGCTTTGTCCATTACAACTGAGGCTGTAGACACTGGCGATCCGTTGCGCGGACCAGTCGACACGACGCAAGGGCAACCGTCATCGCGTCCAACCAACATCATGTATTCGTACAACACGCAGGCGCGCAATAACTATGCGGGAGATTGGTCTTCTGTGATTGGCTCAGAAACAAAGGAGATGTACTACACCATTGGCAACGATGGGCAGGGCACATACCTCAACGGGCAAGGGCAGGTGCCAGACACACCAGGCGCAACGATTGTGCGTAAGATATACGTCAACACGAAAGGCCTACAGCAACGCACAGATACAGGTTGGTTATCACCTGCTGCACTACAGCCAGCAGACAACGACAGCATTGAGACATGCTTTGAACTTATCCGCAACTACATCGCCAAGGTGGACGACCACGGGGCGTACACGTTCATGGTGACGTACGACGAGGTAAGCACCCTGCCGTTGTTGAATACCTACACAGGCGGTACAGCGGCGTATTCACTGCGCAAGCTGAACAGCAGTTACACCGGCTCGGCCATCAACGTGCGACGCACGGGAACCAACCCAGCCAGCCAAGACATTGGCTTCACAGCGTCAGGTGAATTGGACACGGCAGCCATTGTGGCCTTCTGTCAATTTAATGACGGCTTTGTACAGACGTGGTACGACCAAAGCGGTAACGGACGAAACGCAACACAATCAACTACGACGTTGCAGCCGCAGATCTATGATTCGGCCGGCGTCTTCACAGTCAATGGCAAGCCCGCGGTGTACTTTGATGGCGATTACCTAGACACAGCAGCATTTGCCCCTAACCCCAGCGGCAAGGTCAACGCGGCGGCCGTCGTGCAGTTTGACGGCATAACGACACGCCAATCAGCCGCCAGCCAATGGGGTTCCACAAGCGGCCAGCAAAATTTCTTTTTTCAAATGCAGGAGGTGGTCGTCGGTCTGCGCTTCGGGTGGCGGTACAGCGGCAACACCTTGACGTATGTCGACCAGATTGCAACCGCAACAGCAGACACACAATACCTTATGTCGGGCAAGTTTGAGCAGAGCGCTGCGACCGTATTGTACGACGGCGTGGCCGGCAGCGTAACCAATGCACCCAGCGGCAGCCAGACACCAAATAATCACAGCCGCGTCATGCGACTGGGCGGTCTGTCTACTAACACCACGCAGCTCATGAGCGGATATATTCAAGAATTCGTCATATGGTCGAACACGACAGCGCACAGCGAAACGAACATCAGCGACGACATTAACGACCATTACAGCGTATTCTAATGCAGTGGATAACCGTACTACCGCAAGGACAATTGACGAGCTTAGAACGAGCGCAAATCATTTCGCGTGAGTTGTACAACCTTGAACGCCCCGTATTCCTGCAAAACGAAGACGAGGCAGACAAGACATACTTCGGCATCATTACGCACCCTGACGACGACACGCGTGCCGCGTTGTTTGTCGACGTTACTGCTATCATTCGCATTCATCCTAACTGCACGCTTGAACGGCTGGTTGCCATGTTCCCGGAGCTGACGCCAGAGGAACGCTACACACTTTCATCTACTATTCACCAACTTGACTTTATTCAGTTTGGTCTTATTCTGCCGGACAGCGTAACAGTGCGCGATGTAGACTACATGGTTCAGGAAGGTTGGTTTGTACTTAACGATCCGTGATGCAGGAACTGAGGACACATCTACAAAATGCAATCAATGTCACCTACGTGGGCAGCGTGATGATTGGCTACATCAATGACGCCATCGCCATTGTTGCTGGCCTGACGCTTGTATGGTGGAATGTTGAACGCGCGCTGAAGGCACGCAAGGAACGTCAAGACGTATGAAATGGTTTAACTACGCTGAGTTTGACAGTCCCGACGAGCCAGGTAGCGGACACTACATGGATCAAGAGTTTCTTGACATGCTCGACGAGGCACGATCACGCGCGGGCATTCCGTTTGTTATCACGTCAGGCTACCGCACTGAGGCACATTCATACGCCGTGGGTAGCAGCGCGGCCAGCTCACACTGCAAAGGCGTTGCAGCTGACATAGCTGCAGGGACGTCACGCGACCGATTTCTTATTGTAACTGCATTGCTTGAAGTAGGCATTGACAGGCTGGGCATCGGCGAGGACTTTATTCACTGTGACATAGATTGGGAGAAATCGGCGAATGTCATCTGGAATTACACCTGAGCTGCTGAAGATACTTGCACGCTTCGACGTTACCGAGGTGTTCAAGACCAAAGGCAACCTACGGCGATGGTCAGCCAAGCGCACCATTGGCGGCATGATTGCCACCACGGCATGCTACGACATTGCCACGCACGGCATTTCTTGGGAAGCTGTTTGTTTGTGTGGCATTGCTATCATACCTTTAAGTGTGAGCCTACTAGAGCGCACAAGGGTTTAGACAATTGGTTTATAGTTCGATGAGGGCTGCCTACGGGTGGCCCTTTTTGACATGCGTGTGTTTATAACTCTCATGTAATTGGATGCCGTTTGGATGCCGTTGCGGCATACGTTTGTGTCATGCGATTCATTAACCTCCTGCCTTTATTCATCGTTGCCCCTGTGTGGGCACAGTGTGATATGGAGCTGTACGGCTACAATCCAATCACAACTGAGATGACAATTGTGGTCAAGAATGGCCAATGTTTAACACAAGCGGACAGCATTGGCGAGTTTCTGCTGGGCCTGACCTTTGATCCGCCACTGGCGCCTAGTCCGTTCCCATGCGTGGAAGGCTTGAATTGGGCACAGCTCATCTTTCCACTGAACTTCCCTGGCTTTGACATTGGCGAGGGTGCAGACAACATTTTGCAATCGGGTGACACGGTAAACTTCTACCTTAATCAGATACCGTTCTTTGGTTCAGGTACAGCCAACTGTTGGATTGCTGCTATTGAGGAAGGTGCATTCTACGACGAGTGCGTTGTAATGGCCATTTACCAAATCAACGACAGCGAAACCATTACCGGTGAATCCGGTCTTACAAATGAGCCCTACCCAGACGTCGACCCGTCCGACAACATCTTGGTGTGGTCACTCGGTCCGTATTGTTCTTCACCTCCATTCCCATACAGCCCGCCCGTATATGTCGAGGACCCGTGCAATGATGACGACATCTGGGTGCCTAACGCATTCACGCCAAACAACGACGGCAAAAACGATGTATTCCGAGCCATCACCGACGGCGATTGTTGGCTGTTTTGGGACATGAAGGTGTACAACAGATGGGGTGATCTCGTATGGGAAACAGATACACCAGGCGCACAATGGCTAGGTAACAACACCGTGGGCGTCTTCGCACACAGCGTATCAGATGGCCTGTACTACGTCCCGGACGGCGTGTACTACTGGAAGCTGCGCGGCCAGAAGCGTGGCGACGTATGGATTGAAATGAACGGACACGTAAACCTAATCCGATGAAACAAACCCTTAAACCTAATGGCATTAGCCATACCGTCATGCCCCCACACCGGGCAAGCAATTACAATGCGTGGATGCGCACCATTACAAACACGACAGTACCTGCGTACCGTTGGCAAATCACGAAGCATGAACCGGCATCACCCGTATGACCCACGAGGTTGGAAGCGTGGCGCACGTGACATGGGTCAAGGTCATTGCTTCCTGCTGCCTGATCACGGGCGTGAGTTCAAACGCGATGACATGCGCAAGCTAGGCTTCACGCTGTACCAGGACTTTGTGATGAAGGAGGACGACAACTACCAAATGCGCTGGTGGTTTCGAAATACAGAAACGTGGAAAGCTCGAATTGACCGCATTGAACAGATGGGCTATGTAGCCTCAGACAAACTGCAAATAACATGAATGCTTACATGGAGAAGTACCCCGTAAGACTAAACGTCCGCATGCAGGAAGAGCTGCGCGACGAAGCGCAAAGCCTGGCGCACAAACTTGGCATCAGCACAAGCGCGTTGTTTCGCCTTGCAATGAAAAATCTAATCGACCGCAAACAAAACCTATAACATGAGCTGGTTACCAGACAACATCCACGAACCGAAAGCAGGTTCATACTTTAAGCCCCTCAAGGGCAAGCAAAACCGAGTGCGCATCATTTGTGACAAGCCGCTTGTTGGCCACGTACAATGGACGAGCGACAAAAAGCCAGTGCGTTGGAAGCTTGGTGATCCACGCCCCGAAGCGGATTACGGCGAAGGCACAAAGCCGCGTGTATTTATTGCATGTGCTGTGTGGAACTACGAGGAACGCTGCACGCAGGTATGGGAGATAACGCAGAAAACACTGCAAGAAAGCTTGGACGCCTTGACGCGTGACCCGGACTTTGGTCACCCTGCAAACTACGACTTGAAGATTACGCGCAAGGGCGATATGATGGATACTACCTACAGCATGGTGCCAATGCCAGGCGAGCAGAACGAGGACGTCGTAAACGCCATTGCAGAGCTGCGCGTTAACCTCGACGCATTGTTGAACGGAGAAGACCCATTTGCGTGATGGACAAGTTTCAATTTGCACTAAAGGAGGCCTTGGAGGCAGAGCACTATTGGCAAGCTGACGAGTATCACAACGATGACAAGCGACAATTTTTAGAGAACAGAGTGATGTATAAAGCGATTGAGGTGCTAGATCTGCTAGACCGTTTAGAGCAGAACTGGAAGCGTAATGTCTGAACGCCAATTCCGTGGTATCTGGATCCCCGTACACATATGGGAGACGTCAGACTTGACAGCTGCGGAACGTTGTTTGTGGGCTGAAATTGACAGCTTTACAAGCAACAACGGCAATGGCTACTACAAGACCAACCAGCAAGCAAGCGAAGAACTCGGGGTATCTCAACGCCAGGTATCCCGAGCCTTCGCAAAGCT